GTCTTAGTATTTTATCCCAGTTCTTAGCCATCAATTTATTAAGTCTGTCATGGATGACATCATATAGATAATTATATTGTTTCATCATGTCTACTAGAGAAAAGGGCCTGCTCTCATTCAGATTATATATAGAGCCTACAATACCAAAATGACATCTAGAAGGATTAGATAGTCTATTATATTGCACTACCCTAGGCCTCATATTAACATAAATGTCAGTTCCTATCTTAGTTCCTTCCCATGCTTCATTAATATAAAATATTTTTTCTTCCTCTCCTAGATCTTTGTTAATAATATAAGTTTCAGGATAGAAATTATATATCTCTTCCCCTGTTTCCAAGTCATAGGACTTTACTTTCTTTATCTTCCTTCTGGACTTCCAATACATCCTAAGTACCCTTATATTTCCAGCTAAATCATAAGGTAGTAAAGAATTAGAGGTAGAATCAGAGAATAGATTCAATGGGTCAAAATAAAAGCCATTAGAGCTCATTTCTTCTCCAACCATATTATTATTAACGAATCCAAATCTTTCATCAATATTATCCATTGAATCTATAGAAGCCTGGCTTACATGGTCGGGGATATGTTCTATATATTCCATATCCTTTTTACTTAGAACATCATAGTAAGTATCTATGACTCTACCAGGACTCCAGTAATCTTCTAAAATAATAATATCAGCATCCTCTATTCTATTAGAATACCCTGACTTGAATACTCTGATCTTTAATGGATTGACTCTCTCTATAGTAGGTTCTCCTCCTATAATATCACATTGGTATATCTCCTCTCCAACAGTCATGGCATCCATAAATCCTTCATTGAACAGAAGAGGGATGTCATATTCCTTTGTATAGTGATTTATGAGAGCATTGGCCCTTATTTCTCTGAAATCTTGCCACTCATATGTATAATAATAATTTAATTTTTCGAGCTCCTGGTTGAACTCTTCCTCTGATATAGATGTATCAGCTATTAATGTTCTAAGTCTCTGCAACAGCTCATTCTTCTTATTATCCTCGATCTCAGAGATTGCATTAGGATTAGTTACTATTACCTTATAATCAAATACTCTTTTAGATTCCTCTCCTCTAAGAATATTTAACTTACTATTCATGATAGGATAGTGCTGTATTCTATCTGGAATAAACCCTGCTTTTATCCCTTCCGGATTTAGTACAACCTCCATATCAGACATATGTAATTTACCATTTAGTAGATCATAATTAATCTTTTTATGAATCACTGACTTCCTAACAGGGCTATAGTTAAAAAACGTCTTATTATCAGCCCAATCCAAATGTCTTTTCCTCCATGCTTTATTCTTCCTGTTAAAAGGTAATTGCTGAGGAGGTAAATTTATTAGTCCAGCCATATTATACTTATTTATGTCGTACAAAAATATACAAAATAAGTCAGGTGCACAATATTATAAATAATTTATTAATTATATACCGATATTTCTATTAGGATTACTCTTTAGTCTTAAGTCATAGTTAGCCTGAAAAAATGGATCATTGCCTAAATATGATGAGTTAGCATCTTCTTCTTTTGCTCTACTTACATTTCCACTATAGAGAATCATCTTATCTTCTCTTAAGAGCATCAACATTCCCATAGCTGATATTCTGTCAAAGTTTCCTTCACTATTATATAATATGAGCTCTTTTATTAGAGCTCTTGATCTTAATCTATACAGGTTAGGAATCATAACTTCTTTTTCCTCCCCATCAATAGTTTGTACCATAGGTACTGGCTTTAGTAACCAGCTTCTTAATAGATTCCTAGCATAAGCATTGATAGGAGCAGTTGCATTAGTGCCCTTACTGTTATGAGTAGTTACAAAATCTCCTACTAAATAGCAGCTATCCTTAGAATCCACAGTGACACATTTGGACTGTTCCTTATCAAGCAACTTAATATTAGTTATAGCTGTCTTATAAGCTCTGGTTTTTGTAATCTTTTGCCTTGCTGCTTTTCTATTTAACTTGAATAGCTTTATATCAGTGTAAAACACTATTTTGAATACTTTACCATATCTATTATTAGTAACCCGTCTATTACAGTTTATTCCTAGACTTCTTGCCACTTCCAATATGTCGTAGCTAAGTTGTTCCGATACTGTTATATATTCAGGATTACCTCCATAACCTATATGACCGTCTGTATCTAAAAGCCCTTGCAATAAGTTTAGTCTCACATCCTTACTATTATATTTATATATATCTGGGATGAATTTGGTATGAGAAGTTTTATCTATAAGATTATACTTAGTAAGTATTTTACCTATGCCTTTAACTAACCACTTATGATGTCTATCATCATAAGTTTTATATTCATATGGTACATCGTTTTTATAAGATTCCATATCAGTTAATGATGATGTAAAATTTGCTTGATTATATTTTGATTGAGTGAAACATCCATCTCCTAACATTATACCCATAAAATATGGTGGAAGCTCTACTGGTATATTCCTATATTCTACTCCCATATTTTTCGGAATGTAATATTTGTACTCCTTATAAATACCCTTCTCTCTATAATATCCAGACAACATATCTTTAGTACTTAGTACTTTTTCCCTTCCATTCCAATCAATAACATTCCATAGATGGTTCTCAGATGCCCTCACCTTCCTTCCATCCTTCAGAGTTATCTCGTAAATATCAGTTATAGCATCGAATGGAATATCTGTAACAGTTGTGACTCCTCCAGTAGTATTGAATAATTTATCTCCTACTTTTATATCTCCCCAGAGCCTTATCCCATCAGGAGTATATACTTTCTGTGTATATGGGTGGGCCTTGTTCCCATAGCCATATCCCTTGATCATATCTTTATCTCTAAGAAAATCCAATGTATCAGATAAAAGATATAAACAATTCATCTTTGAAAAATAAGCAAATAATCCCTTCTTATTATTCTCATAATTCATTCTGGCATTATAAAATAAACACATCTTTCTGCATATCTCATAAAAATCTTCAGCAAATGCTGGTCTTCCTGTGTACTCAGCTACTATGGTATCAGTCCATAAATCTAAAATATACATGGAACCCAAAGACATAGTATCAGAAGAATCATCATCATATGGATCGTTTCCACAGATATATCTATTGTCAAATACTTTACCTGACTTATCCTTTTCAGGCATCTTATATATCTCAACAGCCCCTTCTATCTTATTATCCTTATGAGGAAAATCCCTAATGGGTTGTTTAGAGGATGGTTTAAAATCTACTTTTCCACTCTTATCTATCAATAATTCACCTACGTATACATCGTCATATTCTCTTGGATTGCTATCCAGCTGCCCTAGTCTTTCAGAAAGATCAGTTACAGGAAACATATTAACTCCAGTCTTTATGATAGCTTCTGAAGGAGTGATAGGTATTTCAGCTATAGTTTTAATAATTGTATTAGGATCTGTAGAATTATACTTAATTCTGTACCTATTTAGAAATATTTCTATAAGAGCTTTGATAACGTCAGATACTCCATTCTCATTATAACATCCTTTTCTATTTATATAACCTGGAAAGAAGAATACAAAATACGGCCTACCCTGGTTATTCCTGTCATATACATTAGGTAGTGCATACATATTTATCCTTTAGGATTATACATGATCTCTTGAGCACCTGCAAAGTCGGACTCACTATCTCCTGCTGTACCACATAGATAAATCATTGCAAATACTATATCTCCCTCTTGAACTGAAGGCAACCATACATTGTATGCATCAATAAGCCTAGCAAATGTACCAAACTCATCTACTAATATATGAGCTCTCTTACCTCTCATTTTTGATTCATCATCTTTGGATGATACTCCTAGGACAGTGTTATGAGTACCTTTTTCTACTCCTGTGTCTATATCCTTGTATCCCATAGTCCATATCATATCCTGTATAGATGATTTTAATCTTTTCCTAGGAAATTGAGTATTTTCTGCACAAAAGTCAGCCATAGACAAGAACTTATTTAAAGTTCCATCCTTAATTAGATACTCCTTCTGGTATGCTGTTATAACAGTATTGATTTTTTTTGAGGCTGTCTTATTTTCCCCTAATATAAAATTATGTGCAGCTATAGAACCTAAACTATAGGACTTCGAGGCACCTCTCCTAGCTAACTCAGCTCCATGATTTCCACCGTCAAAATTATTATATAGTCCTCCATTCCTCATCTGATCTATATAATGGAATCTCCAGTAAATTCCCTCCCAGACTTCAGGGAAATCAAATACTCTATCTGCTTGCTTAGATTCTCCTCTGATTTTAGAAAGCATTATAGGACAATAGTTTAAATAAAAATACATATAACCTGTTACCCATTCTCCATCAGACTCTCTTATATATCCATCCCAACATCTGTGTATTTCCTGCTTAAGCCATTTTCCATATTCACTATTAGGGTTTGAATTAGGTCTTAGATTAGTAAAAGTACCATATTTCTGGTAATGTAAGGCAGTAGGTCTGAAATAATCCATATCCTCTAGAATATGGGGATTAGCTAGATCTACAATAATTCTACCATATTTGTCCCTAGGTCTATCTTTAGCATATTCTCTTGTAGGACTTATAAGCCTCTTGACAAATTCTACATTATTTATAGTATCAAATAGTTGATCCTGGACTTCTTGAGGAAGGCTATTAATCAATTCCTCAGTTAGTTCAGTTTGATATTTATTCATATTTATGTTCTGCAGCTTCATATCCTATATATGTACCATTTATCACTTGTTCATAAAATACTGAGCCTATCCAATTGAATATTGATTGACATAGTAATATAGCAATCTCTCTTTCTGCAGAAGAGACATTACTATTATACTCTACAGATAATACCT